GCAAGCTCTCTGCTCTGGACGGCCCCAGCACCACCACACCCCCCTACCTGTGCATGGCGGATGTCACCGCCGCCGACGGCCAGGTGATCCCTGTGACCCGGGTGGAGGGAGACTGCATCTACGAGACAACCCTGAAAGCCCAGTACGATGCTGCCGAGCCTGGGGTGAAGATGCAGGTGGACGGCGACGCCCTGAGTGCCAGTGAGGGCGCAGGAAACTTTGAACTGGTGGAAGTGTCTGGCACCCAGGCCGGCGACACCGTTCGAGGCAGATTTGTGTAAAGGAGGACAACCCATCCCATGAAAATCATTTTCTCTGAAGGCTCCGGCCTCAATGACAGCATTTACGGCAAGTGCCAGGCCCCTATCCGTATGTTTTTGGAGCAGCGGGGGGAGCAGTTTGAAAAGCAGTCTGTGCTGAAGGATCTCTTCCTCATGGGCAAGAGCGAGAACTACGGCGATCTGATGACCACCATGACCGCCATGAGCGGCTTTGAGCCGGTGGGTGAAAACGGCGCCTATCCCCTGGATGGCATGCAGGAGGGCTACCAGAAGCTGCTGGTGTATGACACCTGGAAGGACTCCTTCTCCATCTCGGCTGAGATGATGGAGGACTCCAAGGTGATGGACATGAAAAAGCAGCCCGCAGCCTTCATCACCAGCTACAACCGTACCCGGGAGCTGTTTGGCGCCGCTCTGTACGGCGGGGCCATCTCCGGCAAGGAGAAGGTGCTCTACAAGGGCCGGGAGTTTGACATCACCAGCGCCGACGGCGTGACCATGTTCCACACCGAGCATCCCGCCAAGGTCTCCGGTGAGGCCCAGTCCAACAAGTTCAGCGATGACTTTTCCGTGGATGCCCTGGGCAAGATGGAGACTGCCATGCACCTGTTCCGAGGTGACAACGACGAGATTTTGGACGTGGCCCCTGACACCATTCTCATTCCCGAGGTGGGCAGCCTGAAAAAGGATGTCTTTGCCGCCATCGGTGCCGACAAGGAGCCCACCACCGCCAACAACGCCTTTAACTACCAGTATGGCCGGTGGACGGTGATCGTGTGGAGCTACCTCAACCAGTTTGTGGATCTGGCCACTGGTAAGGCCCCCTGGATCCTGCTGGACAGCAAGTACAACCAGACCTACGGCGGTGCGGTGTGGAATGACCGCATCCAGCTGGCGGTGCGCTCCACCGTGGACGAGAACACCGACGCCAACGTCTGGCGTGGCCGCAGCCGCTTCAACGCCACCTTCAACGACTGGCGCTTTGCAGCGGTGGGCGGTGTGTCTGACGGCGATGGGCTGCCCGACTAATATGCACCCCGCCCCGGCAAGTAGCCGGGGCGGGAGAAGGAGAGAGGAGGATTCACCTTGGCAGACACCAGTCGAACCTTGACCGCTCAGGAGGTGGTGGAACAGGTGGATCTGCTCTGCCCCAACCAGTACACCCAGGAGCAGAAGCTGGGGTGGCTGGGGGAGTTGGAGGGGCGAATCTGCCTGGATGTACCCCTGATGAGTGAGGAGCAGCTGGAGCAAGTGCGGCAGAGCTGGCCGGGGACGCTCCTGGTGGGCTGGCCTCACAGTGATTTGTATTCCCACTGGCTGCTGGCCAAGCTGCACCAGGCGGATGGGGAGCTGGAGCTGTACCAAAACCGCATGGAGAGCTTCAAGGCCAGCTATCAAAACTATGTCAACTGGTACATCCGCACCTACGATCCCGCCCACACCCCGGCACCGGAAGGGGGTGGAGAGGCTGCGCAACCTGGTGGATAAGTGGTTGGAGCGTCTGTTAGGGCCCAGCCTGGAGCGTATGATGCAGAGGAGAGGAATGGAATGAACGGGGAGGAGTTTCTGGCAGCGGTGCTGGTGGGCCTGGCCGGAGGCAGCGGCATCACCGGTTTGGCCATGGGGTATCTGCGGCGGTATATTGACCGTCGTCTGGAACAGGGTGAGGCAGAGGCCCAACTGCGGCAGGAGCACCGCCAGCGGCGGCAGGAGGTGGAGGATCAGCTGCACCACGCCTACGGTCGGTGCATATTCTGGCTTAACCACGCTGTGACCAAGCCGCCCGCCAACGGCGAGTTGGCCCAGGCCATGGACAAACTCATCCAGGCCGAAGAGGCCAAAAAGAAACTGGATCGGGAGATCCTGGCTGCTTATGAGAAGGAGTGAGAGGGTGCAAGAAGTGTTGAGAAAATTGTCCAGCCGAAAGCTGTGGACGGCCCTGGCGGGCATTGCTGCCGGACTGGCTCTGGCCTTTGGGCTGGACCAGGAGGCGGTGGCCAGTACAGCGGGGGCTGTGGTGTCGGTGGTCTCCGTGGTGACCTACATCGTCACCGAGGGACGCATTGACGCCGCAGCGGTAAAAACAGCCATTGAAGATGTGCAAGAGGCTGTGGAGGAGGTAACCAGTATTGAGACTGATTAAATGCATCTTGACCGCCAACGACTGCTACAAGGCCGGGCGCACCATCACCCCCAAGGGAGTGATGGTCCACTCCACCGGGGCAAACAACCCCATGGTAGCCCGATACGTACAGCCCGCCGACAATGACCCCAACAAGGATGCTCTTTTGGAGAAAATCGGCGGGAACCGAAACGCCAACGACTGGAACAACCCTGGACTGGATGTGTGTGTCCACGCCTTTGTGGGCAAGCTGGCCGATGGCGGCGTGGGCGGCGTCCAGACCCTGCCCTGGAACCACCGAGGGTGGCACGCCGGGACAGGAACCTCGGGTGGCAGCGCCAACAACACCCACATCAGCTTTGAGATCTGCGAGGACGCCCTCTCAGATGCAGGCTATTTCCAGAAGGTGTATCAGGAGGCGGTGGAGCTCACCGCCATGCTGTGCAAGACCTATAAATTGGACCCCAAGGCAGACGGCGTAGTGATCTGCCACAGCGAGGGCTACCAGCGGGGCATCGCCAGCAACCACGGAGACGTGATGCACTGGTTCCCCAGATTTGGAAAGAGTATGGACACCTTCCGGACCGACGTGGCCAAGGCCATGGGTACCGCTACTGGAGGGAACAACGGTGGGTCCACCAGCACCGGATGGTCTGGTTCTCATAACTTTGCCCCATACACGGTACAGGTCGCTGTGTCTGACCTTCGCATTCGTAGCGGCCCCGGAACCAACACCACAGTCAAGGGGGTTATCGAACCTGGGGCATACACCATTGTGGAGGAGGCAGATGGACCCGGTGCAAGCCGATGGGGCCGTCTCAAGTCTGGCAAGGGATGGATCAGCCTGGACTACGTCAAGCGGATTGGAAACACTGGCAGCGGCTCAGGTTCCAAGCCGTTCACCCCGTATACCGTGAAGGTGAGCGTCACCCAACTGCGCATCCGCAGCGGACCCGGCACGGACACCGCCGCCCAAGGAGTGGTGGAGCCTGGGGTGTACACCATTGTGGAAGAGGCCGACGGGCAGGGCGCCAAGCGCTGGGGTAAGCTCAAGTCCGGCGCCGGCTGGATCAGCCTGGACTACACCGAAAGGATGTAATCATTGACAAAACAGGGCATCACTGCACGGCGGTGGTGCCCTGTTTGAGAAAGGAGGAGAGAGGATATGCCGGCAAACTGGCTGTATATAGATGCCAACTTTCCCAACTTCAACGGGGATGAGTCCACCGAGGACAAGCTGGCCCAGATACAAAATTACCTGTATATGCTGGTGGAGCAGATGCGCTATACCACTCAGAACCTGGACACCACCAACTTAAACCAGACGGCTCTCCACAGTTGGGAGGAGGCCATCACCAAGCCCCTTTATATGCAGCTGGAGGGGGAGGGGCAGCGGCTGACCCAACTCAGTGCCACCGCCGATGGGCTCACCGCTCTGGTGCAGTCCCAACAGCAACAGGTGCAGGAGGTCAAGGACGCCCAGAAGGACGCTGAGAACACCCTGGAGGGGCTGGATCAGTCGGTACAGGAACTGTCCAGCCGGGTGGGGCTGGCCATGACCTCCGACCAGGTGGAGATCGCCATTGAGAAAAAGCTGGCCCAGGGGGTGGACAGCGTCACCACCACCACCGGGTTTACCTTTGATGAGCAGGGCCTGACCGTGAGCAAGACGGGCAGCGAAATGACCACCCAAGTCACCGAGGATGGAATGACCGTCAGCCGAAGAGGCACCCAGGTGCTGGTGGTGGACAACCAGGGGGTGCAGGCCACCAACCTCCACGCCAACACCTTCCTCATCATTGGCGGAAAGGCCAGATTTGAAAAATACGGAGCAGACCGCATCGGCTGCTTCTGGATCGGGGGATGACCATGGCATTGCAGACGAAAGTTTATACCCAGGTGTCCAACACCTTTACCCTGGAGTTGTCCCTGGTGGAGAATTCCACCAGTACCGCAGGGAACACCTCCTCCATCAGCTACACCCTGAAGCTGAAATCCACCACCAAAAATTTTGCCCAGTACGGCGTGGGGGCCAAGGTAGAGCTGGACGGAGAGACTGTGGCTGTTCGGGACCGGGGCTCAGCTCCAAAAATCACCTTGGGAACCTATTCCCAGGTGGCCCTTCTCTCCGGCACGGCCACAGTGGGGCACAACAACGATGGTTCCAAGTCCATGGACTTTTCCTATTCCCTGGACATGGCTTCTGCCAGCTACACACCTGGCCCTATGAACGGGTCTGGCTCCATGTCCCTGACCACAAT